GGGTGTCAGGATGGGATCGCACACGCGCGGCAGCACGGTGCGCAGGGCTTGGACATCTACTTGAACCAGCGCCATGAGCGTTACGCCGCGCAGGGCGCCAGCGTTGGGCTTGCGGATCAGCACACGTTTAATTTCACCGGTGCTGCGTTTGATCGGCTCATCCAAATCAACGGACTTTACGTTGTCCGTGTCGATGAAAGCCGCCGGCAGGCTGGCGGCTTGCGGGTCGGCGTTCGGGGTGATGGTGTCGGTCATAAGGTTTCCAGTGATGTAGGGTTTTAGAGGCCGATGGCGGTACGAATGGTTTGCATGGTGTCGACGTTTCCGACCATGTGGACCATGTTCAAAATATCGATTTCGAAAAGGGTTTCGCCGTTCACGATTTCCTTGTAGTAAACGCATTCGGTCACCATCTTCATTTCGGTGTCATCGCCCACTTTCGACTCGCCGCGGTCAATCTCAGAATGGCGCCCACGAACGATGATTTCCACCGCAAGCACCTCTTGGGTGTCATCGCGCTGGTAGGCCTGCGCAAAGCGCAGTTGGACCCCGGCGACATCGACGGCGCCATATTGTTTGAGCACCTGAGTGACATAGCCACCGCACGCCCATTCGACTTTGAGCGCGTCGTCATCCAGACCGAAGTCGGCCTTGGCGGCACCGCCCAAGCCGCCGCCGCGAAATGCTTCCATCTTGCGCGTGAGCTTGGGCAGCGTGACGGACGTGGCGATACCTGCATAGCTGGTACCGTCGTTGTAGACGTTCATGTTTTTGAGCTTGCTGGGCATTCCCATTTGTTTGGCTCCAGGGGTTCAGAGAGACCGGCGCCGGGCGCCGGCCGGAGAGCTAGGCGCCGATGCGCTGCGCGAAGTCCAACAGGTATTGATCGGTGATGCGCTGGCGGAAACCCAGGTCTTCCAGCGGCGGCACGGGCGTGTAGTCGAAGTCGAGCATGAGCTTGCCGCTCTTCAACGATTCTTTGGTGTTCGGCTCTTCGTCATACCAGGCCTTGCCGTCGATGATGTAGCCCAGAGACTTGAGCTGGCGGAACTTGGCATTGATGCCTTCGAGGATGTCCCGGACCAGCGACGGATGCAGCGGCGCGTCCACCGCCCACATGTGCGCCTCGGCCATCGTGTCGGCGAGGATCTGCGCGGTGCGGGTGTAGTTCTCGAACGGATACAGGCTTTCGGGACCGGCGCATGTGCGGCTGCCCCAGAAGCGAAAGCCCGTGCGGTTAACCAGCGTCGTGATGTCCTTCTCGTTCAGATAACCCGCGTCCGTGGCCGGGTCTTGCAAGTCCCAGAAAACATCCTTGCTAATGCCGGTGACGCCGTTGACGGGGACGTTGGACAGCACCTTATGCCAGCCTACATCCTGGTCCAACTTGGCCCGCAGGCCCAGCGCGGCGGCGGACGCGGTAATGATCCCTTCGGCATTGGCGCGCGAATCCCAGCCCAGGAACTCGGGCCAGATCAGCATCAGTTCGCGTTGTCCGAACCCTTCGCGGAAGGCGGCGGCCTCTTCGATGGTGTCGCAACCGGCAATGCTGGCATAGCCAAACCCGCGCAACTTCTGTGCGGTCTCGGCCAGGGCCGCGACGGTTGCAGCGTTTTCCAAACCGGGAATACCGATGATGCGCGGCTTGACCTTCGGGCCGGAGTTCTGCGCGGCCAACAGCGCTTTCATGCCGGTGTATCGGCCGTTCGGAGCCACGCCACCGATGACATTGGATGTGGTCTCGGCTTCCGTCTCGCCCTGCGGCACACGCACGATGACGGCAGCCGGGTTGGTCTGCGAGGCGATGGCTTGCAGCGAACGCGCCAACGTGCCCTTGGTGCCTGCCTTGCCGGCGGCGGCGGCCATGTTGGTGATGAGGACGGGAGTATTCAGCGGGTACGCCGCTGCGTCGGCGTCTTCGGCGGTTGCCACAAGCCCCACGATTGCGGTGGAAACGGTGCGGATGGGGCGCGTGCCGCCGTCGAGTTCGACAACGCGCACGCCGTGATGATATTGGTCCAGTGCCATGAGTAGCCCTCATTGTTGGTGAGCGGATATCCCGCCCTTCAATGCGCGGGGTATGGCTTGCAGTTTGAAGGGCACCGTTCG